TTAAGAAGACAGTTGGGAATATATGATAGGTACCAAGCTATCAGTGCAAGGGCAAATCATGATATTGGATTTCAAAGAGAACTTTATGATAGAATGCGCAGACAACCATGTGAGTATAACGCGCATGTTCCTACAGCTGTCGGAGTAATAGGTGTGATAGTTTCTGGATTGTATATGTGGAATTCTATAAGAAATAATCCAGAAGTAGAATTAAATACTACCACGAATAAAACCTGGTCTGATTGGTTTTCATGGAATAGGAAAGTACCTAAATCCAAAAGTGTTATGAATATGTCTGCTGAAGAGACACGCAATAGAATAGGAAAAAATTTAATAATAATGCGTTGTGATGATCCAGACAATCCAAAGAATGATTTTGTGATTAGAGGAATAATTTTGACACCAGGTGTTATAATGTTTCCCTTGCACTTTATGTTAAACAATTACTTGGAAAAGGATAGTGGATTTGTCGAATACAGAAATACACGTTTGGAATGTAATGGAGTGAAGTTCAAAAGTAGAATTTATTCTGCTTCTTGTGTTCAAATTAAAGGAAAGGATATGTTACTATATAGTGTGCCCACTTGTCCTAAAATTAAGAAATCTTTGGATGTATTATTACCAACTGAAACTGGCACAGACTGTCATAAAGCAACAATTGTATTTAAAACAGGCAAGGAAGGAAAAGATGACAAAGGTTATGATAGTGAAGTTGTTAATGCAAGATATAGTGAGGCTGTATATAGTGGACAAATGTTTATTGGTCGAGGTCTCACTTATACATCAGAAATGACTAAGAGTGGTTATTGTGGATCGCCTTTAGTATCTGATAAAAGAGACGGCATAATTTTAGGTTTTCATACTGCTGGGAATCATTCTGGTACCAAATCTATAGGATATGCCCAAGAAATTACGTATTCTCAATACCATGAAGCATTGGAACAAGTGAAGAAGAAATGGTCTCACATTAATGTACCACATGCAGGCAATTATTTAAAACCCAGAATGGGGTATGAGATAATTACAGGTCCTGGCAAACATCCAGCTACAAAGATTTGATAATGGTGAACTTGATCCATACAATTGTATGGAAATATTAGGTCATAATACAAATTTGGCTAAATATAGATCCATGGTCAAGAAAACTATAATTAGTGATAGTGTGGATAAGTACTGTGGCACTAGGAATTCATTTAAAGCGCCTGATATGAGTAAGCCATGGATTCATCATAATAAAGCGTTAACTCATGTTGCAGATAGGGCATATGAGGTTCCACCAGATAGTTTGGAATGGGCTTGTAATGATATAATGGCCACATGGACTCCTCGAATAAAAGAATATAGGAAACAACATCCAGAAAAGTGTAGGGTGCTGTCCCAAGATGAGGCTGTTTATGGTATACATGATTCAAGATTCATGCGTCATTTGAATATGAAATCATCTATTGGACCAGTTAGTAAAGGTCACGGTCCAAAAAATATGAGTGATTTATTTGAAGAGATAATGGCTGGTGAAAATGAGGAGAAGAGATTCATAATGAGTCAAGAAGCCAAGAGCCATTACAATTACATGATTAATTTATTTTCCATTGGTGAAAAATATGGAGTATGGGCAAAAACATGCCTAAAGGATGAAGTGGTGGATGAAGATTCTGAAAAGTGTCGAATATTTTACATTTTAGAGTGTTTGTTTGCTGTTGCAGTTCGTCAGTATTATTTGCCTATAATAGAGTTCATATCAAGTAATCCTATACTAACTGAAACTGCTGTCGGAATTAATTGTGCTAGTAAGGATTGGGATATATTAATGGAGCATGTTCATAGTTTCGCCGAAGATGGAAAAATCACAGATTGGGATTACAGTAAATATGATTTAAGGCGGTCGCCAGATGTAACTATAGCTTCTCTTAACATTTTACGTAAAATCGGAGAGCTATTCGGTTATGATGATGAAAGTCTTAAAATAATGGACGGCATTGCCGATGAATTAAGAAATCCAGTCGTTAATTGGAATGGCAC